AGCTCCCTCACTTTTTAAATTTTGTTTCATTTATTTAACCTCCCATGATTTAGTTGATTATGAAATACCTGAACATCACATGTGTCGCTTAATCCTACCCTTTCCAGAGTGCCTGGCTTTCTTCCTGCTACTTTGTTTAATCTTTTTAGAATATTCATAATTTTTTCTTTGTTATTTGAGATTTGGGATTCATCCATTGTTTTTGGACTCTTTTAATTCTTTTTTCTTAAGGGAATCAATTTCAACAATTCTTCCGGCAATCTTGGATCTTGAAACTTTTAAGTCTTGTTTGATTTTTCCGTTCTTATCTCTCAAAACGATATCCATTCCTGCCATGTTACTTTTTAGTTCCCATTATATTTAAATATTGTTATCAAATAATATAAGGCCGAATGCTTATTCTAGACATTATTTGGTCTCTCTCCTTTATTAGTTGATTAGCCGCTTCACGCCATTGTGTGTAAGGTTCACCCTTTTGTATATGCAATTCTCCCAATGTATAACCTGTGTTATCACTATAGGATTGTCCAATAATTCTTGCAACCAATGCAATACCACAAACGATATTCATTAACTTTGTGAAGTTGATGTCTATCTCTAGTTTCACGATCGTGCTTCCGGCTTCATGTGTTTCTACGAATTGGTCAATTGTTAATATCCCGGTTGCTACTGTCGATACCTGCGCGACTTCTCTGTGTCCATCCATTCCAAAAATTTCAACCCAGTCATCCTCTGTGAAATCAGTTGAGCTAGAAACTGCCACTGAGATAGCTGTCCCGGCAACCTCATCTTCAGAGGATGATGTGCTGATTGTATCTGAATGAATAACGCTTCCATATAAATATTTCACAACTACTGAATTCTTTTTATTTGCGAATGTTGGTGATGTTGCTCCGGATCCTAAAAAAATAAAACCTGACTCTTTGTAAACTTCCAAGTTCACTGGATCCTCTGTTTCCCCATCAATCTTAATTTCCCTAACTGCCAATACTGGATTCTTCTCCAGGAGATGTCTATTCGTTCCGTCCCCATCATTTATCTCGATTCTTTCTGTTGGTACGAATACTGTGTTGAACATTCTTGGGACTTGTTTTTCTACTTCTGCTATTGTGGCCTCAACATCCACATCATTAATCTCTGCGACTTTGATTCCGCACGTTCGCCTAACACTTGCAACATCTACATAAGTTCCCATTATCTACTTAGCCCCCATACGATTACTCCTGTCAATAAACTTGCTCCGAAAACCAATATAATTGTCGCCCATGCTGGCAATCTGCTAGATAAATGATTATAGAGTTTTGTGTTTGTGCTCTTCAAATCAATAAATTCGCCTCTTATCTCTGTCCTAAATTCTTTAAAATCATTAGAAACATTCTCAATCATATTCCTAGAAACCTTCCCAAAAGAGCAACCTCCGTTTTCCTTAGCCATATATTTTCACCAATAAATTTTCATAATCATCCCTAAACGGCAAACTGCCCCCTAATGCAATTACTTCAATCAGCTTTTCTTTGGTTCCCCATTCGACTATATCCTTCGCAGTCTTTTTCCCGATTCCGTTAATCGAACATAATTCCTTAAAAAATAAATCGTCAGGCGTATATTGCACTTCTTCAATCTGTTTTGTTTCTACTACCTGGTTCCCTATTTGTCCTTCAGTAGTTTTAACGGAGAATCCATAAGAAATTCCTAACTCTCTTGATAGTTCTATACTTTCCCCTGTATTTATTGTGGCCCAATAGCAATCGTTTGCTTTCCCAATACGAATCTTAACTGGCCCACCATTATTGGTGAATTCCATTTTATTCCTCGACCATCAAATACACTGATACCGTTTCTGTGGCTGTACCAGATGCTAATGATAATTTAACTCTTCCGTAAACCGTAAACGGTTCATACACTTTTAACGCTGTATACGATAGAACTGTCTCTGCTCCAGTATATGTGCAGACTGGTGTTCTCGGATAATAAGTCGCGTCTGTGTTTGCTGCTGCTAGATCTAGGATTTTTTGGTCAGATGCCTCTCCGTCCGAATCTAGGTCAACAGTACAAGTATGTGTAGGATAGTCAACTCCAACAGCGATAACTCTGCCTCTTATAGGTACGCTATAAGCTGAGGCTGTAGTCGCGCCTGCTGCTATTGTTGCCGATATTTTGTACTTTGTTATTTTTGACATGTTTGTTTCTCCATTTAGTTGGTTTTAAGTCCCTCGACCTCTTGTTTTCCTGAAACAAGAAAAAATAATAAAAAATAAAAAATAAAATTATATTTATTCAACTCTTGTAAGGTTGTTTGCTAGTGCAATTTTTTCTGGAATTGTTACAATATCGCCTGGCTTAACTGTCATCCAATTAATGTTTCTTCCATCAACTTCTTTAATCTTAATACCCTTTCCGGTATTATTCTTAAATCGTTGTGGTTTTACTTCAACTGGGTTTGCCTTGATTGGTTTCTTTGCTTCAACTGGCTTGACTTCTTCGGGTGCTACTTCAACAGATTTCTCTGGTGCTTTGACATCCTCGATTTTTTTGTTCGTGTTTTTTTCCATATTATTTGTTTTGTACAAACTTTTCATATAAGCTGAAATGCTTATCTCCAAGTTTTTTACTGTTATCAAGCGCTATTAATTGCTTGACTATAATATCTACCGCAGCTTCCCCAAATTCAAAATCAATCTCTTGGTTTCCCTTTTCGTTCCAGGTAATTTGTTTATCATTTTGTTTGATATCAAATAATTTGAACTCCTCGTCTTTTACGCCGAGATTAAGTTTTAATTCTCTGATAACTCTCAATGTTACAAAATTCCCTTCTGCCGGAAGAATCTCCATTAAGTTGATTCTTTCGCTTAGAGCTAATTTATATTTGGTTTTCATACGATAAAAATTATGACGCAGTAAGCATTATATAGTATGGTGTTGAACCTACTACGATTCTCGCTTTATGCGAAAATTTAGTTTCGTCATCATCGGCTACTATCATATTTCCTGATGCTACAGTGTGTCCTTGTATTGACAATAAGTTTACGTCATCATCTACATCTGCAATTCCATTCGCGTTTCCGCTATTTGTAATTTGGATATAAGATAAATTAGTTACTCCGTCTGGATCACTTGCTGCTCCATCTGAATATATTTCTGCCATTAAAGGCGATAAGTTTCCACCTGTCCAACCAGCGTCATCTGGAATATGCAATGTATTTCTACTTGCTACTCCTAATCCGCTAAGTTCTCCGCTATCAGCAAAGTTTAACGATATGTGTGCTCCATGAGCAGTTCCACATGCTACATCGTTTATTGTCGTGAATATTCGTGCAGCTTCTCCACCTGCTCCAGCTCCGCTTAAATAAAGTCTTAAATACATTGCTCGATTGTCACCGCTTGTCGCAGTTGTTTCGAGATAATATTGTAAGAATTTAATGTTTGCAGCTGATGTTGTTATTGGCACAGAACTTGTTCCTGCCAATACCATTGGTGAAGATGATGTAAGTCCGTTAGCTCCGCTGTGATTTATCTTTCCAGATATTTCTCCAAATCTTGTCATTTTAATTTAATAAAATAACAACTATTTACAACGAAGTACGATGGTCTTTGCTCCAGTATTTGAACCGCCAAGTGTAACTACTAAAACTCCTGAACTTACTACCGTTGTTGGTGCTTCTGATACAACTACGCTTCCTGTTGTAGTCTGATCATAAACGTCAATAGATAATAGTTTTGTTGCTCCGTAATCATTCAAGTCGATTTGAACTGTGTCAGTTCCACCTATTACAGTGGCTGCCAATTCCCACATTAATACCTTAACTCCTGCGTTTGGGGATTCCTGTGTAACTGTTCCTACTTCTCCTAATGCTGTCATTATTTTTCCTCCATTTTGTATTTAGTTGTTTTTGTCCTTATCGTGGACGATTCGCCTTACAATTTGTCGCCAGTAAGATGACGAAATATTTAAAAAAAAATAAATAAATTATTGATTTACAATATGTTGTCGATAAAACTGTTGAAAGCCGGATTTTTCATCACTAGACACTGGTACTGCTTCAAATAAAACTTATCCGAATCGTTGGTTTTACCCATTGCTTCGTATGTCGTATCTTGTAGTACACGCATCTCGATGTAATCTGTATCAAGGAAGTAAATCTGTTTTGCACCTGAAGTGTTGCTCAAATATTGTGATGGGATCAACGGTACTGGTCCGACCATAGTTTGAAGTAATACCGCAGATGGAACACCGAATGGCAAAACACCTGAAGGTACGTCACTTGGAGAATACCGGAACGTGTCCAATATAATCTTTCGAACGTCTCTTACAGCTGAACTTGACCCAATTGCGATTTTAACGTTTCCGCTATCATCGAATGAATATTGTACCG